ACTCTTTCAGTAAGAGTTAAAGTTGAAGTAGCATCGAAGTCACAAGTAGCGTTCTTAACGATTCCGTCAGTAGCAACACGTTGGATAACTTGCTTGTACTTAACATTTGGGTGGATAGTTAAACCACCTTGCTCTAAAGTTGGTGCAGACAAAAGCGCTGCAGCAATGTACTTACCTGCGAACTCCCCAGCGTAAGTAGTTGTAATTGATGTTGTAGTAGCCATCTTTTTTTTAAATTATTAGTTAATTATTTATTTAATTTTTCAAGGATAGAATCCATTGTAGTTCTTGCTCTTTTAGAAGCAAATTTGAATCCTTCTGCTTTATTTACATTCTCAGGATTGAAAGTGATAGGAGATACTTCCTCTAATTCAACCTTATTCTCTTTAGTAGTTTCTTCAGTAGCAACTTCTGTAGTAGGCTCAACTTTTGAAAACATTTCTAACTTAGCTTTCAACTCTTCGTTTTCAATTTTAAGTGCTTCCATTTCTGAGAAGAACGTTTCTTTAACGATAGATTCAACCGTCTTTTTAATGTCTTTAGGTGCTTCTGCTTCTGCCTCAACTTCTACCTCTGCTTCTGCTTCTGGCTCTTCTATCGGCATTTCCTCTTCAGCTTCCATTTCTTTAATTTCAGCAATAATACCTTCTTCGATTACTACCAACATTTTAGAATCTTCCAATTCATACTCTCCTACAGGCAAAGCAATTTTTTGGTCTTCAGCAACTATAAAAACTTCTGCTCCTGCTTCAAATACTTCAGCTTCTAGAATAGTCATTCCATCGGAAAGTTTCATAGTAGCCAATTTAACTTCCATCCCGAGAAGTTCTTTAATTTGATTGATTACGTTCTTTTTCATATTTAACATTTATAACTTAATAACTTTCGTGTTTTTAATCTGTTGTATTTTTTAATTAATCTGTCTTTCCGTGTTCGTGTTTACAACGTTACTTACGACTTGATTTACCGTACTACCAACTCCTTGATTTTGCAACTCTCCTGTGCAGCATTTTGAGTTATACGTGCCGTCTTCACAAAGGCATCCTCTTTTACCGCCTTTAGGACTTGTCTTACTTAGTGTTTTTTGTTTTGCCATCTTATTTGTTTTTGATTTGTTTTTTGATTCCTATCAATATCCTTCCTATTTCACTTTTTGGTATGTTATATTTTTCTGAAAAATACTTTTGACTATAAGTTGTAGTTATATATTCTTGAATTATAGTATTCTTTAAATCTTGGTATTTACTAAATCCTTTATTATGTGCAGTTCTGCCTTTCATTTTTAATTTAGCTTGCTCGGTATGCTTCAATCCTAGACCACCAGTTCCGCCATCTGTCATATTACATAAACTACCTAAACCTAAATCTTTTCTTCCGTATAATTTAATAAATTCTATTTCCTTATTTTCAGCTTCTTCTCGACTTAAATCAGTAAAAAGTATTTGTGTTTTCCAATCAGTATTATTTGTAATATATCTCCAATATCTATTTCTTGAAAACTTACTATAAGGTCTATTTCTATCAGAACCAATGCCTATATAAAATACGTCATTAATATCTAATCTAATATGTCTATAAACAAAATACATATTATTTTCCCTTAATTTCTTTTAACTTTTTTTGAGCCCATTCTATGCCTTCGTCGCCCCCCCAACTTTGCCACATTAATCTACCACATCCATCTCCTAACTCCTTGTCAGAGTTTTGACGTTGACGTTCAAACGATGCCATTCGTGCAATAGTTTCTTCGCTTATAGGTTCGCCATTTGCTAACTGATTTGCTCGTGCTTTACCTACAGGTGTTCCGCAATCTCCCCATCCGTTTTCTTCTGCATATCTTAAAGCTATCTTAGCGTTTTCTTTAGCTGCTTCTGGGTAGTCTGTGTAGCTTTCAAGTTGTAAGGGTAGTTCGTCTTTATGATATAAATACTCGCTATCTTCTGTGTGAACCGCTCCCGTCATTAAACGACCTGAAGCGTCTTTATGCGTTGGGCCTGTATATACCTTTCCGTCTTTTGTATAATGCTCTACTCCCTCTTCTAATTCCTCTTGTTCAGCTTTTAAAATAAGTGCTTTTAACTTCTCAATTAATTCCTCTTCTGTTTCTGGCTCAGTAACTGCAGGTTTAAGGCTCATTTCGTATTTGTCTGCAAAGTAACCTTCTATAGAAAATCCTTTTACCTTACCTTCTTTTACGTCTTTCCATACCTCATCATTATTTACCTTCATAGAAATCATCCAAGTTCCTACAGGTAGACTGAATCCGTATTTTGCAGACTTGTCTTTTTTCTCATCTTCGATAATCCACGATTCTACCACACTCATACCACTTAATTTTTTATCGTGTTCGTATGTAGCGTTATTTTGGTTTGCTCTCATTAAGAATAACTCAGATGCTTTTCTAACCGTGTCCTTACTAAAATAGATATGATACTCTTCGTTCTTGTCGTTACGTCTGTAGATTTGTTTATTAGGCACTAAAGCAGCACCCATTAAGATACGCTTCTCAGTATCTATTTCTTTTAACTCTACTTCGTGTTTATGTAACGCAATAAAGTTTTCCTCTATCGCAGGAGAACTAACAACTGAAACGGCATCTATTCCGCTCATCTCATCGTTCTCGTCTATAACTAATTCTATTATCTTATTCATATCCTAATAACTTTATAATTATCCAAACGTTGCGTTATTCACTCTATTCCTATCTAAAGACTGAGCAGTCGTTACATCTCCACTTACTACATAGGCTTGAATTAATCCCTCTCCTAATCCTGCTAATGGGTTTGTAGCTTGAGCGTTTCCTACTATGTTAAAGTTAGGAGTGATTACATTCGATGCACCGCCACCGCCACCACCACCGCCACTTGGCGCAGGAGCAGAAGCACTAATAGAACCGCCTCCTTCAAACTTCTGAGAAGTGATGTTTTTAACGTTTACTAATCCTGCTGCTATTGCTGCCGCTGCCGCTACCGCACCTAATACAGGTCCAACTACAGGAATACTTGATAATGAAGCATAAGCACCTTGAGCAGCTTTATAAGTGTCTATTGTAGCGTTAGCTATATTCGCTGCTTTTTGTATCTCAAATGCTTTCTTTTGTTGCTTTTCACTTTTACCTGCAAATAACTGAGCAAGGTTCGCAATAGTGCTTAGAGTGTTTTGAACCGCTTGTATTTTAGCATCGTTTAATTCCTTAACTCTTTGCTTCTCTTTGTCTTTTGCTTCTTTATCTGCGGCAGCTTCTGCATCTCGTGCCTCTTTTCTTATTCGTGCTTCTTCTTGTGTAGCTTCCCAAAGTAAATCTAATTTATCTTTAGTTTGTTGTCTTTCCCCAAGTGTTGCCGTTACATTCCTTTCGTTATCTGCATCACGTTGGTCTTTATAAAATTTCTCTAAATCTTCGGCTTGTTTCTTTGCTTTATCGTCTGCTTCTTTCTGGTCTGCTAATCTTTTATCATTTGCGTCTTTTTGTGCTTGTCTACGTGCATCCGCTGCTTGTTTATCTATAGCTTGTATTTGTAGTTCGTATCCTGCCTTTTGGTTTTTAAGTTCAATAAATCTTTCCTCTGCTGCTTTAATTAATAAGTCTCCTTCTTTTGCAGTTTCTGCAGGGTCAAAAACTATATTTGCTGCGGCACTTTTTATAGCGTCAAAGCCCTTTACAAGTTTGCTATCAATTCCAACAACACTTGCTATTTTATCAATAGTCTTTAACAATACATTTATTGGACTTGTTAAAAAATCAAGTATGCCTACTAAAATATCTTTGTTCCTCTTAGCCGCTTCAATTTGTGCGGCTTTAGTAACTTTTTGATTTTCTATATTAACCTCAGCAATTTTAATAGCCGTATCAAGTTCAGCTATTTTGAATTGGAGTATCTGCTTTTCGGTTTTACCCTGTAGCTTTAATATATTATCTTGTTTATCTAAGGCTGCTACCTTTTCCTCAGACATCTTTAGATTCTCTTCCGTCTTTACGTTTAACGCTTCTTGTTCAGAACTTACACCGCTAACGGCTTCTTTAATGTCATCCCAATACGCAACTATTGTTCCAAGTGCAATAACTAATAAACCTATTCCTGTAGCTGCTATGCCTGTACGGATTCCTTTTAACGCATCCGATGCTACTGCTCCTAATTGCTTAAAGCTATCCTTAGCTTCCAATAATCCTTGAACACCTTGAGATAGCGCCATAGCAGATTGAACCTTCAGTAAAGTTTTCTGTAAGTCTTCAGATTCTACACCTACTAAACCTAAAGCACCTTCAAAGGCTTGAAATCCGTTTAACGCACCACCAATAGAAGCAGATAACGCATTGAATTTAGCGTCTGGGTTAAAGGCATCTGTTAACGCTTTAGCATCTCCGATAGCATCTTTTAATTCCGCTGCTTTCTTTGCTGCTTTAACGGCTTGTTCAGAAGTTGCACCGAACTTTTCTGCCATAGCAGTAACTTCATTCTGTGCTGCTCTTAGTTGCGATTTAAGACTTCCTAACGAGTCACTCTTAACCTCTAATTCTATTACTTTCTTTTCAGCCATTACTTACGTCTTTTACTCTTTAACTCTCTTTTACCTTGTTTGTATGCTTCACGTACGCTTGTAGGTATTTTATACTTACCTTTTGCTATGTCAATGAACTCCGTTTTTCCGTAGAAATCGTCTATCTTAAGCAGTTCTAAAATATTCTTAATCATACTTCTTGTGTTAGTGTTAGGGTGTCTACCTCTGTGCTTCCGTCCTCGTTTGTATAAGTTAATTCTATATCGTAAACGTTAGTGTTTCCTTCTTCTCCTCTTAGGTATTGGTTAAACTCCGTTATTAAATCATCCGTGTTTTCTGCGATAATCGTATAACTTGGAGTAACTACAGGGTAAGTAAATACAACATCCGTGTCTGTAGTAATTGTAGCAGCACTTGCCGTTACACCTGTAGTCCCCATATCTAAAGCAACCTCAGTTACTCCCGTAGGTAGCAATACACCCACCGTTACCGTTAATACTCCCTTTCCTGTCTTAGGGGCATTTAATGCCTTTATAGAACGAAAATCATTTAACAAAACTAAATCCACATCTCCTGTGGTTGTTTCCGTTTTTATCTCGTTTATGATATACCTTTTGTCCCTAATTAATATCCTATCGTTCATCTTTAGACTTGTAAGAATAGGGGTGGGGAATAATCCTTTACAACTTACTAACCTTTGTTTCTTAGAGTATAAATTAGCTAAGTAGTTATAGTAATATACTTTAAAGATATTTCTTTCAATAGGCTCTAAAAAGAACGTGCTATTATCTTGTCCAAAGTTTAAGGTATATTTTGAGGAGTTATAAATTAAATCCTGCCCAAAAGGCATATAGCTTGTTATATGATTTGTAGACGTTCCATCGTTAAAGTAGAATGATACCGTCTTTTGCTCATTCATATACAATAAAATAGGCTGCGGAATAATAGGTGCTAAAGTTTTGTCTAAAGAGTAACCTACTTGTAAATCCGTTCCTGTAAACTTTTGGTGGCAAAGATTCTCAAAAGGTAATTGTATCACATACTCACCGCCATCGTAATCATATACCTGCTCTAAATCTCCATACTCACGATTATTATTAGCTGCAAATTGTGTGTTTAAAATAGTAGCGCTTTTTAAATGCTTAAATCCTATTTTCTTATATAACTTTACACGCTCGTAATCTATGCTATTTATATCAATATGTTTTGTTACGTCTATTATTCTTCCTTTGCTATACCAATCCTCTAAAGGTTCAATCTGAAATATAGTAGGAGATAAACCATAACAAGTTAAATTAAACTGCTTTAATATACCCGCTACGAAATCGCTTATCTTCATATCTGGGAAATTGCCAGAAATATCTAAGTCTTTTGTAAATGTGTTATCAGTAACCGTTACATAAGCATAGTCCCAAAAGTTACCACTTGCATTTGTTAAAGAACCATTAATTAACAAATTCAACTCACACCAATAACCTACAATTACATCTCCTTCTGCTCTACCTACAAAAGAAAACTCAGTATCTAAAGAACCGTCCCAATCTACAATACCTGTATATTCAGCTGCATTACCAAAAGAAGCACTAACGGTAGCTATAAGGTTTCCATTTTCGTACACATCAATAAATACATCGCTTGTTGTAACATCTGCTCCACCTACTCCGTAAGCATTTACATAAAACTGAATCTGTTTAAGTATTCCGGGAAGTTCTGCACCTATTGTGTTTTCAGGGTCGTAATTAAACTTTAAAACATTCCTATCTAATATAGCTGCCGTACCTACTCCCGTTGCTTGGCTTACCGCAGTAAAATCCAATGCTTTCCTATCTGAGTAAAAAGCAAACGTATCTTTATTCTTTAGCCATAAGTAACAATTCGTAAACCTCTTGTCATTTAGAAATAATCCTTGAAAATCTATATCGTATTTCGTTTCTATAGCTTCAAATACTTTGCTTATTCTTACCGCAGGAAATAACTCATAGTAATGCATATGGTGGCTATTCTGGCTTATGTCTTGCGCTCCACCACCGCCATACTGCCAAACTCGACTACTTGAGATTAAAGGATATCGTATATCATAACTTGAACTTGATGTTATTCGTGTTTGAACTTCCGCTCCGTTGTATTCGTGCGTGTAAGGAGACATATCTAAAGTGTTTAGCTTGTCTTCCCCGAAGTAATCTTGTAACGTTCTTAAATCGCCGTAAAACGTAATGCTATAACTTTGTGCTAAACCCTTTTTTACATTCGCCGTTTCGAGTTGTATCTTACCCGTTCTAAATGGAATTAAATCTATCTCTATCCTTGCA